GTATCAGCGAGGACTTCCTCCTCGCCCGCCAGCGCGAAGCCATGCAGTCGGCCACCAAGCAAGCCACTTTTCGGACCAAGCACCTGAACGAGTGGGTCGGCGCCAAGAACGCCTGGCTCAACATGCTGCGCTGGAAGGAAGCGCCGATGCGCAAGCCGCTGGCCGAGCTGGAGGGGCGCCCATGCTTTATCGGTCTCGACCTGGCCAGCAAGATCGACATCGCCGGCAACGTCCTGCTGTTCCCGCCGCACGGCGACGACGCGCACTGGCACGTTCACGGCCGCTACTACCTGCCCGAGGCTCGCGTCATTGAGGAGCTGGACAGCAATACCGCCCGCTACCGTGAATTCGACGCGCTCGGGCTTCTGACCCTGACCGACGGCGAGGTGATCGAGTTCGAGACCATCAAGGAAGACCTGCGCGAGTTCGCCGGCCGCTTCGATGTCCAGGCCGTGGCCTACGATCCCTGGCAGGCCACTCAGCTTGCCCAGGAAATGGAGCTGGAGGGCCTACCAATGGTGGAGATCCGCCAGACCGTGCAGAACATCAGCGAGCCCATGAAGGAGCTGGAGGCCCTGACGCTCAAGCGTGTGCTAGCCCACGGCAACTGTCCGATCCTGACATGGATGGCCTCCAACGTCGTTGCCAAGCTCGATACCAAGGACAACATCTACCCCAACAAAGAGCGCCCCGAGAACAAGATCGACGGGATCGTGGCGCTGATCATGGCCCTCAGCCGGGCCATCGCCCAGGCACACGGCCAGGCCAGCGACGAAGACTGGCTCGACGCCATACGGAAACCCATCATCGCATGAACGCCATTCTCTGCTTCGCGCTGGCCGTCCTGGCCGGCTTCGGCCTGCTGTGTGCGGGCGTCTGGATGCTGGCCGGCACTGGCTGGTCACTGCTCGCCGGCGCCGGCTCCCTGTTCTGTATCGCCGGCTTTATCAGACGAGGAATCACTGGTGGCTAACTCCTTGAAGCAGGCCCTGATGACGGCCGCCCTGCGGCCATCGGCGGTCAGCGCGGCACTGAACCGCGTAGCCCAGGGCTTCCTGGGTGGCGGCGTCTGGAGTGGGCTGACCGGAGGCGCATCAGCTTCCGGCCAGAATGTCACCGTCAACAGCGCTATGCGCGTGGCGGCCGTGTGGTCCTGTGTGCGGCTGATCGCCGAAACCATCGCCACCCTGCCGCTCGGGCTATACAAACGCCTTCCTGACGGCAGTCGCGAAAATCATGCCGATCACCCGCTCCACTCCGTCCTATCGGTCTCCCCGAATGCGCAAATGACCTCCGTGCAATTCTGGGAGGCGATGGTGGCCAGCATGCTCCTGTGGGGGAATGCCTACGCCCAGATCCATCGCTCCGGCGGCCGGGCGATCGGCCTGACCTTCCTGCTGCCCAGCCGCATGCGCACTCCCTATAGCCTGGACGAGTCGCGCCTGGAGTATCACTACAGCTTCCCGTCAGGTGGCATGCGCCAGTTGGCTGAGGACGAGGTGCTGCACATTCCGGCCTTCAGCCTGGATGGCCTCAAAGGATTGACGCCGATCAGCTACGGCGCTGACGTGATCGGCGCGGCCATGGCCGCCGACAGCGCGGCGAATACCACCTTCAAGAACGGCATGATGCCCACGGTAGCGTTCAAGGTGGACCGCGTCCTGAAAAAGGAGCAGCGCGAGGAGTTCCGCGAGTACGTCGGGACGATTTCGGGCGCCCTTAACGCTGGAAAGTCTCCCGTTCTGGAGCAGGGCGTGACGCCCGAGGCGATCGGCATCAATCCGACCGATGCCCAGCTGTTGGAGAGCCGCGCCTGGAGCCTGGAGGAGATCTGCCGTTTCTTCCGGGTGCCGCCGTGGATGGTCGGCTACACCGAAAAATCCACCAGCTGGGGGACGGGTCTGGAGCAGCAGGTGCTGGGATTCCTGACCTTCAGCCTCGCCACCTGGCTGCGGCGGATCGAGCGGGCCATCACCAAGAAGCTGCTCAGTCCGGCGGAGCGGGGGATGCTCTACGCCGAGTTCAGCATCGAGGGCCTGCTGCGCGCCGACAGCGCCGCCCGGGCATCCTTCTACAGCACGATGGTCCAGAACGGCATCTACACCAGAGACGACTGCCGCGTCCGCGAGAACCTGTCTCGCCGCGGCGGCAATGCCGACGTGCTGACCGTTCAGACCAACCTTTCGCCCATCGATCTTCTGGGGCAGGCGAGCGACGGCCAGGCCGCGCGCGCCGCCCTTCAGGCCTGGCTGATAGAGCCCCTCAAGGAGTAAACCCGCATGCCCCCTGAATTCAAGGCTGGCAGCTTCCGCTGCGAGCTGAGCCCGCGCGCCCTCGAACAATGGAATCCGGCCATCCGGGCGGCCATCGATAGCACCCCGGACGCCCTGACGATCTACGGCGTGATCGGCGAAGACTGGTACGGCGAAGGCATTACCGTGAAACGGGTGGATGCCGCCCTACAGGCCATCGGCGACAAGCCGGTGACCGTCTACATCAACTCGCCGGGCGGCGACATGTTCGAGGGGTTGGCCATCTACAACCGCCTGCGAGAGCACAGCCAAACGGTCACCACCAAGGTGGTCGGACTGGCCGCCTCCGCCGCCTCGCTAATCGCCATGGCCGGTGCCGAGCGACAGGTGGCGGCTTCGGCGTTCCTGATGATCCACAACTGCTGGACTTGGCTGGCAGCCAACCGTCATGGCCTGCGTTCGGCGGCCGACGACATGCAGGAGTTCGACACGGCAATGGCCGAACTCTACGCAGAGACCAGCGGCCAGCCGGTCGACGACATCGTCGCACTGATGGACGGCGAGACCTTCATCCGCGGCAAGCGCGCCATCGAGCTAGGGCTGGCCACCAGCCTCCTTGCCGCAGACGAGATGGTCGAGCAGGAAACCGATGGCACCGCCCAATCCAGCGCGCTCAAGGCCATGGATATGGCGCTGGCTCGCGCCGGCATGCCGCGCAGTGAGCGTCGCGAGCTCTTCGCCCGATTCAAGTCCGGCACGCCGCGCGCTGCTGGCGGGGATATGCCGAGCGCTGTCCCGACCGATACGCCCCGCGCTGTCGCGCCTGACCTGTCCAGCCTGCTGATGCAGGCCAAATCCCTTTCCAGTTCACTTTCCAAGTAAGGAGTCCCGTATGGACTTTGAAAAGCAAGTCGGCGAGCTCAGCGCGAGCCTCAAGCAGATTGGCGACCAGATCAAGGCTTCGGCCGAGCAGACCGAGAAGGAAATCAAGCGAACCGGCGAAATGCACGCCGAAACTCGCGCCACTGTTGACGAACTGCTGATGAAGCAGGGCGAGCTGCAGGCCCGCCTGCTGGAGACCGAGCAGAAGCTCATCAATGCCGACGGCGGCGGCAACGCGCAGCCCGTGCAGTCCGCCGGGCAGCGCGTGGTATCCCATGACGATCTGCAAAATCGCAACTCCGGCAGCCGCTTCACCGCCCGCGTGACCATGCCGCGTGCTGCGCTGACCTCCATCGGCAGCGACAGCAACCGCATCACTCCGGCTGAGCGTCAGCAGGAAATCGTCGGCGGCGCCTTCCGCCGCATGAGCATCCGCGACCTGATCGCTCCTGGCAGCACCGGTTCGGCGGCCATCGAATACGTACGCGAGAGCGGCTTCACCAACGGCGCTGGCGCCGTTGACGAAGGCATTGCGGCCAGCTACTCCAACCTCACCATGGAACTGATGACCGCAAACGTGCGCACTATCGCGCACCTGTTCAAGGCCAGCCGCCAGGTGCTAGACGATCTGACCGCCCTGCAGAGCTACATCGATGCCCGCGCCTACTACGGCCTCATGCTGGCCGAGGAGGCGCAGCTGTTGTACGGCTCCGGCACCGGCGCCAACCTGCAGGGCATCATCCCCATCGCCCAGACCTACGCCGCCCCGGCCGGGGCTACCGTGGTCAACGAGCAGCGCATCGATCGCCTGCGTCTGGCCCTGCTGCAGGCCGAGCTGGCCGAGTTCCCCTCCGACGGCATTGTCCTGCACCCGACCGACTGGGCGCTGATCGAGATGATCAAGGACAGCAATGGCCAGTACATCATCGGCAAGCCGCAGGCCGGCACTGCCGCCCGCCTGTGGAACCGGCCAGTCGTGGCGACCCAGGCCGTCACCCAGAACACCTTCCTCGCTGGCGCCTTCCAGCTTGGCGCGCAGATCTATGACCGTGCCGACGCCGAGATCGTTGTCTCCACCGAGAACGCCGACGACTTCGAGAAAGGGTTGGTGACTATTCGCGCCGAAGAGCGCCTGGCCTTCGCCATCTACCGCGATGAAGCCTTCGTGACCGGCGACCTCACCACCGTCGCCCCGTAACCGAAGGGGCTTCGGCCCCTTCCTCCCACTAAGGCAGGAACCGTATGAACAAAATCAGCGTCAAGGCCCTGCGCTCCTTTCTTCATGGCCGCTCCGTTGTGCGGGCAGGAGCTGTGTTCGAGGTCAGCCCGGGCGAAGCCAAGACCTATCGGGCCGCACGCCTGGTGGAGCCGACAGGGGAGGCGGAGGCAGCCGCCGAGCCCAAGCGGGCGCCCGCCAAAAAGTAATCAGGCCCCGCCTGCATCGGGCGAGCTTTCGACATCGCAACCGTGCCCGCCGGCCCATGGCCGGCTTGGCGTCACGCAACAGAGAGACTGCTCATGCCAATACTGAGCCTGGATGAGATCAAGGCCCATCTGCGGCTGGATGGAGAGGCAGAAGATGCGCACCTAACGCTGCTGAGTGAGGCGGCCGAGGATTATGTCAGTCAATACCTTGACCGGCCGGTGCCTTGGCTGGATGCGGCCGGCAGCGTGGTTCCGGTTCCCGGTGGAGTCCGCGCCGCGCTGCTGCTGATCATCGGCGACCTCTACGAGAACCGTGAAGGGCAGATCACCGGCGTCGCCAGGGCGGAGAATCCTACGGTCATGTGTCTGCTCAGCCCTTACCGTACAGGGCTGGGAGTATGAGAGCTGGACCACTCCGCCACCGCTGCACCCTGCAGCAGAAACAGCGCACGCCGGACGGCATGGGCGGCGGCCTCGATGCCTGGACCGAGCTGCGCTCGCTCTGGGCCGAGATCGCCATTCCGACCGGACGCGTCGCCACCGTCGCCCAGCAGCTGGAGGCCACGGTGACCGCCG